ACATTTCGTCATTTTTTGCCTGGTGTATCTCGTCCAGGACAGCCACATAATCGTTAAAACTGTCGGCGTTGTCCGCATCTGACGACAGTACCATAAGCTTATTACCGTTATCTTTTCGTATAATGGTCTTCGTGCTGCTCGTAATCTTACAGTAGCGGCGTAGCGTCTTATTTGCTTTTATGAAATGTTCTACCGTTCCGTACAGCTCGCCCGCCTGTTTGGTCGTATTTGCCGTTAAAATAAAAAGTGCGCCGAAGATATGCCGTTGACAGAAAAAGAGATATACTACTATAATCGCCGCCAGGAATGACTTACCATTTTTTCGCGGTATATTTATATGTGCTTCTCTATGTTTCCGCTTGCCGTCGCTCCTTCTCTTTACGCATAGGATTTCTGTTATTATTTCAAACTGAAATTCTAATAAATCAAAGTTTCGGCTTGCTCCTCTATCATTGGTCAACTTCGACACGAACTTAAATACTTTCTTTGCTTCCTCTACATCGTAGTAGTATTCTTCCGTATCCCACTTCTTTTGTAACTTCTCCAACCAGGCAGCTAAAAGCAGTTCCGTGTTAATCATGTGCTATCATTCCGTCCAGCTCCGCGTCTATGCCGCCGTCGCCTTGTGCGCTCTCTGCCTTCATTCTCTGCCGCGCCGCTGGCGTTAATCCTAATTCTTTCGCCCAGGCTCTCATTTCCGTCTGTGCTTTATTTGCTATGCTTACTTCTGGTCTTTGCTGTTCGTAACCATTATCGCCCACTTCCATACTGTAACCTTTTTCGTCTATGATCTGTTCGCACTTCTGCCACTTTGCATAGTTCGTACAGTAAGCTTCTAGGGCTTTAAGGTCTTTGTCCGTAAATTCTTTTTCTTCTTCCGCGAAGATTTTCGCAATCCTTCGCCACTCTTTTTTAGCCGCTGCACTTAACCACTTCGGGCAAGGTTTCGGCTTGTTTTTTTCTGTCTTTTTTTCTTCATTTGCCATACTTCCACCTTCTCAGACCCCCCCCCTATACAAAAAATCGGCGTTTTTTTTCAAATCAACTTGAACTCGGGACTTTTAAAAAGAAACAAAAAGTTTTTATATCCCCCCGCTGTCTCCGAACTCGCGCCGGAAGCGCTGTAGCATATCGTAAAGCGTTCGCTGCATCTTCTTTTTTGCCATGTAGCCGCGATCATATTCTTTATGTATACGCCTGTGGTTCGCTTCGCTCAGCCCTATTACATTGTTCCTATCAAGTCGTCTATGCCATGCTTCCGTAACCTCTTCTATGTGGTGGTACTGCTCCGCTGTTATCACTATTCCCGTTGTGTAGTATTCAAATATATCTACGCCAAGTTGTGCCGCTTCCTGGTTGGCTCTGAACCCTTCCCAGGCTTTGCTATTATAGAACTGCTGCCGCCGGGCTTCCTCTTCGTTCTCCATACGCTTACGCTTGTATTCTCTGTACTTCTCTCTGTCTGTGTTCTTGTGCCTGTCACAATACTTAACCCCAGCTTCTACTACCTTGTGGCAGCCCGGGTAACTGCATAGCTTCTTAAGCATCTATCTTTCTTCTTTCATAGTGCCGCCCTGGATTTCATGCGGCACTTGGGAGGTTTAGACAAACAAAAAGAAGAACCAGGCAAAGGGTGCTTTCCTTTACCTAATTCTTCTTGCGTTTGTATCTATAGATTATCATAAAGTTTCTTTAGTTTCAATTCTTTTTTGTTATGTTTTCTCTATAGTTTGCTGAGTTTTTCCATGCTTTTTCCTGGTCGTTGGCAGTCCATGTATGTGCTTCCAGTTATTGCTCTTGTCCTGGTTCTCACGTAACAACTGCTGCCGCCTTCGGCTTCGTATGATCTGCTTTTGTCTGTCTCGTATTTCCCGCTGTCTTAATTCCTTCTTTGCTTTCTTGTTTCCGAAGCTTGCCCGCATTATCAATAACACTTCCTGTAGGCTCATCATTATTGTATTGCCTATCTTCGCTATGCGCTCTCCTGTAGCCGCTGCGTATATGTAACCGTTCCGTACTTCCGTCACTCTGTTAAGCGCGCTTCGTAACGCCTTCCCGTTGCTTCTACCGTATACTATCATTCTTTCTTTTCTCCTACTACTTCTAAGTTAATAGGTTCTATCATATCGTCCAGCATAGCATAGTAAGGCTTCTTATTTCCCGGTGCTGCTTTCAGATTCACATAACGGAAGTGTACAAAATAGGCGTACATATCGTCCGTGTTCGGCAGCTTCCGTATTTCCTTTACTGTACCTATCTTTCCCAGGATATGTTTAATATGTTTCTGTCTTACGCCTACTTCCTTAAGCCTGGCTTCGTTGCATATTACTTTTATTCTTTGCCCTTTTCTAATCATAAGCCTTCCCTTTTCATTGTTATTTTTACACCCTTGCTACAAACGCCTTCTACTATCTCTACTTCATCATCAAGTATATCTTTGCTCAGATATTTCTTTGCGCTTTCACATTCAATATTTACAACGAATCTCTTTCCTTCATCACAAGCTTTATAAAGTGCTATGTTTTCCTTCTCTCCTATTACTGTTAATAAATCGCTTAGCGTTATTTTTCTTGTTTCCATGTTCTCTTATTCCTTCCCCGTGTCAGATTCTGACACCTTTACGCCTATAATGCAAAAGCCTTCTGTTAGTCCTCTATGCTCATTCACTACATAAGCTATTTCCGCCTTAAATGTTCTTCCCGTGTTGCGCCCGTCTTTAAACTCCATATACTCTACAATGTCGCCTTCCTTGTATCCGGCATCTTTGCAGATTTCAAAACTTTTCTTTCCGCTTACAACATCGTCATAATTCATAGCCGCAAGCCGTATAATATGTGTCTTCGGTTCTGCTGTCGTCGCTTCGCTCGGTAATGTCTCCATTTTCTTATCATCGGACTGCTGCCGTAGCTTCGCTTTTGTATCCCGGTCTATTGCTGCCTGTTCTTCCTCATACCTTTGTTCTTCCGTCTTCTCCGCTTCTGCCTTATTCGTGTACTTATCGCATTTTTCGCAAGTTCCCGTTTTTACGTTGCACTCACTGTAATACAGGCAAGAATAGCATAGGCTCGTAATACTTTCCTGGTGTGCTGGCTCGTAATCGTCGCCCGGCTTCTTTTCTGCTTCTTTCTTCCCTTTCTCTTCCTTTACCATTTCCCGGACATCTTTACTTAGTAGCTCCCCGTTTTCAATAACTTCATGCTGCTTTGCTTCCGGCAGCCTGGACGTTTCGTAAGCCGTAGAAAAGTTTATTTTTCCGTCTTTAAATGCTTCCTTGCCTTCTTCGCACAAATTGTTATTGATACTGTTGATCTGATTTATTTTACCTGTAGACTTCCCGGTAACATTCGCTATATAGTCTCTCATTTTTCCCTCTATAGTCAGTTCCCCGGATTCCCTGGCTTTTACCAGGTATTTTGTAAACTCAGCTACGCCGTTCGTTAATTCCCAGTCGCTAAGCTGTCGGTTAAAGATATTTGCACTATGCAATGTCAGCATAAACAGGCTTTCGCTCATTTCTTTTATCTTACAGTCCACAAGCTTAAATTCGTCGTGTCCGCGCTCGATATTAAGGACTGCTGCCGCTGTACGTCTATGTCCTACTATTATTCTGTCTTGCCCGTCTACACGCCCTACTATGATTTCCTGTAGCTGTCCGACTAAAAGCATATTGTCCGCCAGTTCTTCTATATTGTCCTGGCTATACTTGTTATTTTCCGACGGAATCAGTGTACGCGGGTCTAAGCGTACCTTTCTGTAGTCCTTTGCAAAAATAATATTTTTCTTGCTGTTGGCGTTAAGTCTGTCGCCTATGCCAATCTTTCCCATTGTTGTATCTCCTTTCTGCTGTACCTAAAAATTAAATCTTGCTTTTTCCTCTTCCCAATCGAAGTCTACACAAGCTATACATCTTTTGCACTGTTCTATTGGTTCGTCGTCGTTTTCTGTTCCGAACCCTCTACAAGTACCGTCTGCTTCTCTTCCTGGCTCTCCAAGCCTTTTTATTAAGCTACATTTCTTCCGTCTCTCTGCTATGCGGCACCCTTTACACATTACGCCTTTCTTCCCAACCGTCGCGCCTTCCGCCCTTGCGTAATGTGCCGCCCATACGCGGCTTACTCCTGTTCCGGCACTGCACCACGCTTTTATACGTTCTCCGCACGTATCGCACGTTACTTCTGTCTCTACTTCTCTGTATATTCCCATGTTCTATCCTTCCCGTTTTCTTTGCTCGTATCCGGCTTTGTACCCGTCAGCAAATCCGCCCGCTTTTATTCCGTCTGTATATCCTTCCCGGTATCCGTCAGCCTTCCCGGTTTCGTATCCGTCTATAAAGCCGATGCTATACTTTACCATCAGAATCCTTCTTAATATTTCTTTGAACTCTTCAAACATCTTTACGCTCCTACTTTTCTCCAACTCCTATAAACTTTCTGACATTCTGTAAAAATGTTGCACTTTCCTGTAATGTATCCCCGATACACTCTTTAAGGTTCATTTCTTCCAGCACAAGCTCTAACTGCTTAAGCTGTAAAATCTCTTCCTTAATCGCGTTCTTAAGTCCACTTATGAAAATTTCTTTTGCTACCGTGTGTACTTCGTCATTAAAATTAAATTCTGACTTATTCCCGTAGATATGATCTATGTATTTTATTTTTCCACCTTCTACAATAAGATACGGGTTGTTATTCTCTCTTCTGCCGTCTTCGCCTTCCGTTTTACTTTTCAGTCTTACCGCATAAATCATTTTTTCATTTCGTATAACTATTGTTTCTTCAACTTTTTTCATTTTCCTTATCCTCTTTTCCCCATATACTCTAATACCAGGTTCTTATAATCTCTTGTCGCTGCACTTCTCGGTGTTGTCTCTAACAGGCTTTGCCCGTTCTCATACGTCCACGCTGTTACTTTCTTGCTATATCTGATATGCGTATTAAATACGTCGTATTTGCTATTTCTTAAAGCTTCCTCGCCTTTGATTACATCAATATCCTTTGTGTACATCGTTACTAGGCAGCGCACGCTTTCTAGCTTTTCGTTATACGGTCTGATTTCCTGTATAATGTCGTCTAACTCTTCCATACCGTCTAAAGCGTTCTTATCTGCCTTAATCGGTATAATAATGTCTTCTGCTGCTGCCAGGGCGTTAAGCACCTCTATTCCTACTCCCGGGTGGCAGTCAATAATACAATAATCGTAATCTTCTTCCACCTGGTTAAGTACGTGTCTGATTCTTCCCATTTGGTCGCCGTCCTTATCTGTTATAAGGTCGTCTGCTGCCGCTACCAGGTTCATATTAGACGGGATAATATCCAGCCCCCAGCGTCCGCTCGGTACAATTACATCTTGCGCGAACAAAATCGGATTTCTAAGCACCTCTTCCATGCTCAGCGCGTCATAGCTGTGCTTTTCAAAGAATTTTGTAACTGCTGCCTGGAAATCATTGTCAATCAATAATACTTTCTTCCCGTGTACCTGGCTCATAATCAAAGCCATGTTAATAGCTGTTGTACTCTTTCCTACTCCGCCTTTTAAATTTACTACTGCTGCTGTTCTCATTTTCTAAACCTACCCTTTCTGCGGCGGCAGCAGAAAAGCCCCGCCGCTGTTGCTTTTGTTGTCGTGTTACGTGTGTGATATACTATTTTTCCTTGCTTTGCCATAACCATAAGCAGTTACAAGCGTTTTTCTCTTTCGTACTGTTCTTTATGTTGCTGGCATCAGCCCAGGGCTTAATATGTCGTCTACCGTCCGCCCCTGGCAGCCTTTGTTATCGCATTTCCGGCAATCTATACCGCAAAATCCTATAAACCGTTTCTTGTTTACCCGTTCTGTAATCTTTGCTTTTTCCTTCGGGTATGTGTCGCTTACTATTTCCAGGTCGTCTATAGTTCCTTCCAGGTATGCAGTTATAAGCTCTATTGCCGCTTCGCTGCCGTAGACTACAACCGCCTTCCCGCCAATGTTGTTTATCATATCTACAAACTTAAGCTGATTATCTGAAGCTTTGCCATTTCCTACTTTCAGCTCTACATACAGGTTGTTATACTTCCCGGAAGCATACGGTAAGCAGATATCGCTTACGCCTGGCTTCATGCCCTGGCGTTTCAATTCTGCCCCAGCTCTTGCACT